GATTGAATGCGCTGAAGAATTTAATTCACAATGATCTCATTACTCGTACACGAAATACTGCAGAAGGTTTCAGCAATGGAAAGTGCAGAGTCGAAAACTGCTTTCCTGAAACAGCACGATTCACTTGAATTGCGCGATGTCCTTCGAGGATCTTTTGACGATTGCATTCAATGGAATCTACCATTAGGAAAACCCACATATGACGGAAGACTTTCCAAATCCGGGCATTCTTCTTCCTCTCTTAGATTAAAGATTAAAATATTCCACTATTTTGTAAAAGGTGGCCAGGGCGATGCAATGAAACCGGCAAAGAGAGAAAACATGTTTCTACAGATCCTAGAGACTATTCATCCTAAAGATGCTGACATGATCCTTGCAATGAAGGATAAGAAACTAGAAACTCTTTATCCGGGAATTACTCGAGATTTAGTAAAGCAGACCTGGCCCGGCCTTATTCTTAAATAACAATTTCCTGAAAGAACCAACACGGTATCTTCTATATTAATTATAGAAAAAAATGATCATCTCACAGCTGGACCGACTTAAACAAGATTATCAAGAGCTGGATTATTACATCCAGCGTCTCCAGAAAGAAGGCAATATTACATCAATTACGGGAATGCAGAGAAAACAGAAATTTCTGCAAGGAGTGATTGAATCTCTTCAGGTTGAAGAACCCGAACTTCAGGTGGCATAATAAAAAGATTTACATTTCGTTGAAGTAGGTGTAGGATATACACCATTAGATTATGAACATATTTGTCCTGGATAAAAACCCCGTGATTGCTGCGCAATTGCAATGCGATAAGCACGTGGTCAAAATGATCGTCGAATCAGCTCAGATGCTTTCGACTGCGCATCGCCTACTCGATGGTACGATGCGCGAAACAAAGAAATATGTTGCGGGTTCTCTTCCTGCACGTTGGCGCAAAGGTAAGGAATGGCTACTTCCGAATCCCGAAAAAGACGACAAATTCTACAAAGCGGTTCATATGAATCATCCATGTACTGTATGGACCATGGAAAGCGTTGAGAACTATGAATGGCATCATCAGCACTTTGAGGCGCTCTGCAACGAATACACCTACCGTTATGGTAAGATCCATAGTAGTGAAACATTATTGCTAGAAGATCTCATAGATCCGCCAGAAAACATTCCGGATGTACCAATGACTCAGTTCAAACTTGCAATGAAATCAACTCCGGAATGCATGTATCCAGATGATCCTGTGCGGTCGTATCAAGAATTCTATCAAACAAAACAAGGCAGATTCAAAATGGTCTGGACCAAACGAAACACGCCTTCTTGGTTCGTTACAAAATAAAATGCCAAACTACGACTATCATTGTAAAGAATGCCACCACGAGTTCACTCAATTGGTGCCCATGGCTGATCGAGATAAACCTACGATCGATGAATGCCCATCCTGCCATAAGGTTGGAGCAGTCCTACGTGGAGTCACTGCAGTGCAACTGAGCTATTCTGGCTTTAAATCCATGTACTCGCGTGGGGGTGACGGTTGGAAAGAAGTCCAGCAGAAAATAAAGGGAGGCTCAGGAAGAGGCAACACAATTCGGACAAAATAATCTCATGGCTAAACAAAAATCTAAACAAAAACAAATTATTGCGTCAATTCCTTCGGTTCGCTACGAGAATCTAAAGCAAATTGAACCTCTCACGCTAACTCAAAAGAAAGTGTTTGCTGCCTATAAGAAAAAAAATCATCTCTGCCTTTCTGGTGCAGCTGGTACTGGTAAAACGTTTATGGCGCTATACCTTGCCCTTGAAGAAGTCATGAAGGGGGAATCTCCATATGAAAAAATCATTATTGTACGTTCCATCGTTCCTACACGTGATATTGGATTCCTCCCGGGCGACCGTGCGGAAAAGGAAGCAACATATCTGTCTCCGTACATTTCGATTCTATCAGAACTCTTTGGAGATAAGATGGCATGGAATAAACTTGTGGCCAAAGGCACAGTTGAATTCCTTGCTACTTCATTTATCCGTGGTATTACTCTTCGTAAATCCATCGTAATTGTGGATGAAATGCAGAATCTTACTTTTCACGAATTAGATTCAATCATTACCCGTCTCGGTGAGGATTGCCGGTTCATCATGTGTGGTGATTACTACCAATCAGACCTGGAGAAATCCAAGGATAAAAGCGGTATCATTGACTTCATGAAGATCATCTCTCAGATGAAATATTTCTATTCTGTTGAATTTACCTGGCAGGATATTGTTCGATCGGGTATTGTGCGAGATTATATTATGACAAAAGAATTCTTAAAAAAGAACGAATAATGAATAGGAACCGAGAAGAAAAACAAAATCGATTTGATCGTGAAGCTCAAAAGCATCAGCGAAAGAAAAATGTTCATCCATCAAAAAATAACAATGAGGATGAACAATACTATCGGGTCAATGGACCAATTGATGCTGGAGATATTCTTGAAGACTTTGAAGACCTAGACGAATGACATTTATTCATAATCCCATAGATCTAGGATACAATGATCTCGTGTGCGAAACCCTTGAAAGTGGACGCACGTATGCTACTCCGAGGGGACCTAAGTATCCATCGATTACCACGGTTCTTGGGATTCTAAGCGAGAATAGTATTCGTGAATGGCGTCAGAAGGTGGGTGAAGAAGAGGCGAATCGTATCTCCCGGCGGGCGTGTGCCCGTGGGGAAGAGATTCATAAGGTTGCTGAGAGATTTCTAAATAACGAAGTCCTTGAATCTAAAAACTTCCTCCCTCATATCTGGCAGATGTTTAGTACGATTCGTCCGATTCTGGAATCCAGAGTCAATAACATTATTCTGCAGGAAAAACCTTTGTATTCAGATCATCTGGGCCTTGCAGGTCGTGTGGATCTTGTTGCTGACTTTGACGGTGTCCGGTCAATTATTGACATCAAAACATCTCGACGAGTCAAAGAGAAGGAAGATATTCATACATACTTCATGCAGGAAACTGCCTATGCGATTATGTTTGAGGAACGCACAAAACTTCCAATTACAAACATCGTGACAATTATGGGAATCGATGACAATGAACCCAAAGTGTTTAAAGAACACCGTGATAATTGGGTCAAACCACTCCTAGAAACCATCCAGGAATATAAGCGCAGAAAAATCTTCGGAAACTGATACATACTACCAATGAAGACTGATGTTAAAAAATTAGATCATCCCCTATTCGATATGCTAAATCAGGAAAAAAAACCCACATGTGCCTTTACAGATAAACCCCTCGGGCATATCCATGAGTATTATCTCGTGGGACAAATTGAAGAAGCTTCGAAATACACCGAGTGGTTTAATCAGATTCGTCATTGTCCTCCAAATGATCTCGTGAAAATCTACATCAATTCTTCGGGTGGCGATCTATGGTCAGCAATTCAGTTCATGCGGGTGATCCGTGAATGCAAAGCTCCAGTCATGGCCTCCGTTGAGGGCGCCTGTATGTCTGCAGCAACTATCGTCTTTTTAATGTCAGATAGCTTTGAAATCTCTGCTCATTCAATGTTTATGTTCCACAATTATTCGGGTGGCACAATGGGTAAAGGCGGAGAGATGATCGACCAGATCAAGCATGAACGCAAATGGTCTGAAGGATTACTCCAGGAAATTTATTCGGACTTTTTGAAGCCCGATGAGATTCAATCAATTCTTGATAACAAAGATATTTGGATGACTGGTAATGAGGTTGTGAATCGACTCAACGCTCGGAGAAAGATTCTTCAAAAGAAGAAGAAAAAAGCCACAAAAGGCATCGAGTAAGTTATTGGTATTCAATAACCTGGGGTTATTTTAAGCGGCTGTTTGTAATCAACAGCTTAGGTAAATCGTATTTGTTTACTTTTTGGCGGTTTGTTGTAGGATAGTAGCATGTTAAACAACCCAACCTTTAAAAAGTATGAATCAACTGTTACCGACATGGAACAGTTTGGCGTCGCCGATATTAACCGTTGGTACGAATTTGTTAATGAATACCGCGTTGCAGGTCAGGACATTGTGATGTCCCTTCTCTCTGATGTTCAACATCTTATGGGTGACCCTCAAAATGATCTTCGCGTCCGCTTTCTGATCAACCGCGCCAAGTGGGTGACCATGAACAAGCTGGACAACAAGTGATAATCAACAACTTAGGACAATCTAATTAATTTACTTTTAGCCAATTTAGTTTAGGATTATATCATAATGAATACCGCAAAACAAATGAAACGATACTATTACGCTCAGGATCTAAAGTTCGTTGTCAAACTTGGCGAAGAGGCTTACCAAAACGGAATCATGGCTGCTTCGCAATGCGACATTCACTTCCACGCATTCGTGAAAGAGTATCGCAAAGAGCCTAAGAAATTAATGAAACTTATGGATGCATGGCGCAAGGGTTACTTTGATGCCCTTCATTTAGAAACTTCTTTTCAAGGTTCTTAAAATTTTATGAGAATCTCCGAATTAATTAACGAACTCAATGCTGTCAAGGACAAACATGGAGACGTCGAAGCAGTAGCCTACAATCCTGAGTATGCTAACTATGATACAGTTGTGCGTATCCATCCTGTTTATCCAGGTTACCCAGGTTTTAAAAAAGATGAAAACGCACCAGCTTGGGGTGTTTGTATGTCTACTTTCTAAAAATGTCCAACGATAAAATCATTCAAAGTCTTATTCGGTCTGGTATTCTACCCGACCCCAACTTTGTCCCACGTGAGACCAAGGTCAACCGCTTTGGTATCATGATCTGGGACCACAAAACCGCTGGTCACTGCCAAGTGCTCAACGGTGAATCTTACTCTAATGCTCGCAAATACAACGTACCACGAAAAGGCTTCACTTCAGTTGTTAAATCAATTACAGGTTAATGTATTGACTCCTGTTGATGCTTCTGCGCGTACCACACTGGTGCTCGACGGTTCCTACCAAGCCTATGCCTTCTTCACGGCCCGTGCGTGCATGCGTCACATGATGAATGGTAGGGCTCACGGTATCGACGCGAGTGGTAACACAATTCCATGGGACGGTCGTGAGGACAATGACGGTTATTCGTGGTCGAAGAACACCATAGAACTCTTTGACAACCAGCCATGTCTGCGTTCCGCTCCGGACCGTATCAGTGGCGAAGAAAAGCAATGGGCAATTCCGACCATCGTTGTCTGCACTACTCACTTCGGACATACTGTTCGTCGTGGTCAGCAAACCTCACTTCGGAGTCTTTACAGCATCTATAAGGGCACCTGTCAGTACTGCCTCAAAAAGATACCTTTCTGCGTTGCCACCAAGGATCACGTGCATCCCAAGTCAAAGGGTGGTACCAATGACGGGTTCAACCTTGTTCTTGCCTGCCGCGACTGTAATGCTGCCAAGGACAACATTTTCCCGTATTTTGACATTAATGGTAAGGAAGTGGTTCCAAAGAACCGTGTCCAGATCGGCGTTCAAATCCCCGAGGATATGGGTATCCGCGAGGAATGGAAACCATATCTTTTTATGCACTAATTGCGCTTTGTTGTTTACTTTGTACCAAAACTAAGTATGATAGTCCTATAAATAAATCAACAAACACTTCAAATGCTTACGGTACAGATTAAATCAGATACAGAACAAAATCCACATAGCTGTGGCTTGTTCTGGTCCGTACGCGGAACAGGTTACAGGGGTTAAAAATAAGGTCGATCTAAAATCGAAATTATCTTTAACCTCTGGGCCATAAAGCTCAGAGGTTTTTTTATCACTTTCAGTTTCACTGCCAGACTCCGGCTTTAAGGAGTCCAAACGTCCGATAACGGGTATCCAAACCAGCACAAGCTGAGAGGGGTAAAATTAGTTCTTTTTTCAAATAAAAATAGACGAGCCCCGGACGTCTTTAAATAAATTGCCGGGCTCTTTTAAGGTCTAAGTGTTAGATAAAAACGAAATGCCGTCTGCACCGATATGCAGCCAGAACACTGAGCTATCGTTACCTTTCCAATTTTCCTACCTGCACTGAATGTCGGGTTCATCCGTGAAAGCAGCAATGCTTCTAGGTGCATGGTGGGATTCAATTTCGCCCTTGTAGCTCAGTTGGTAGAGCACCAGTTTTGTAAACTGGTTGTCGTCGGTTCGATCCCGTCCGAGGGCTCCATTTTAAGGAAGGGTGGCTGAGTGGTTTAAGGCGCTAGTCTTGAAAACTTGAGTCGCCTAAAAACGACCGTGGGTTCGAATCCCACCCCTTCCTCCAATTTAGGAAATATGGCCGAGTGGTTTAAGGCAAGACTTTGCTAAAGTCTCGGGTCCTCAAAAGCCCCGAAGGTTCGAATCCTTCTATTTCCGCCATTTTCGGTCTAGTAGCTCAGTTGGTTAGAGCATCGTCTACCTCTATAAATAGATTAATGCCCAAAGGTAAAACAACAACATCTATTTGTCCTAAATGTGGAAATGCCGTATCGCTTTTCGCATTCAATCGTCATTTAAAGTGGCACGATAAACCTAAAGTCATTAAACCTAAAGTAGAGAGGGTTGCATGGAATAAAGGTAAAACTGTATTGTCCGATGTTAGATGTTTTAGACCAAAAACTGGTCCCGGTACAGGAACTGCGCATACTCAAGAAACTAAATCACTATTATCAAAAATAGCAAAAGATCGAGGTTTAGGTGGTTACCAACCTTTGGCTGGAAGAAGTAAAAAATTTAAAGTAAATGATTCATATGGTAATGAAGTTACACTACAGAGTACATATGAATTAAGATGTAGTTCATTATTAAATGAATTGAATATAAAATGGATTCGACCGAAATCATTAAAATACAACAATAAAAGATATTTTGCTGATTTCTATCTAACAGAATATGATTTATATTTAGATCCTAAAAACGATTATAAAGCCATTTTGGATGCAGAAAAAATACAATTAGCAGCAAAACAGAATTCTGTAAAAATAATCATTCTTTTAAATAAAGATATAAATGTGGAATATATTAAAAGCCTTTGTAGTTAAACGGTATAACCAGCGCTTGATAAGCGCTAGTCACAAGTTCGATTCTTGTCGAAGGCACCAGTTTTGCGGTATAGGTGTTAATGGATACACGCGAGTTTTCCAAACTTGAGTTCTGGGATCGTTACCCGGATACCGCTCCATTTTGCAAACGCCACGTCATTGGCGAAATTGAGGTTGACTCAAATGACAATTTTTCGGGCGCGTCGCATAGCGGCTATTGCAGGACACTGTAAATGTCCCCTCTTCGGATAACCCTTGGTTCGAGTCCAAGCGTGCCCACCATTTTGAGTAGAAATCCAGTTGTTCGTAAAACAGGAGTCGGTGTTATCATTCAGTATGTTGAACAACAGGTAACCGTGCTCGGAACAATCGGTACTACTCATTTTTATAGACCCGTAGTGAAACGGATTATCACGCAACGCTACGAACGTTGTATTGAAGGTTCGAATCCTTCCGGGTCTACCACTTTAGGGAGTTTGGTGAAGCAGGTGCTCACGTGCCGCTGAAGACGGCAAGAATCTGGATCGATACCAGAAGCTCCCACCATTTTATTCGGTTAACGGTAGAAGTCCGTGTTGTCGTACCACTTAACGACGTGAAGGACGGCTTAGTGAGCCGCGCGGGTCGATAAGACCTTCGATTGAAGTTCCGACCGAATAATTAATTTACAGTAGCGAGGTCGATTGGTCAAGGCAAGAGTTTCATAAGCTCTTTTATGTGGGTTCAATTCCCACCGCTACTACCATTTTAAGCGCCAGTGTTGTTGAAAGGCTAAACTTCTGTTTGCAAAACAGTCACATGCAGGTTCGATCCCTGTCTGGCGCTCCATTTACGGCGATCATAGCTCAATTGGCCAGAGCACGAGATTGTGATTTTCGGGGTTACGGGTTCAAGCCCCGTTGATCGCCCCATTTATTTTAAAGTATGGGTCATGTTTGAACCCTGGAATCGGTTCGTCCATCCGCGGATTAGGTTACCGCTGCTTTAATTTTTACGGATGTGGTACATTAGTAGTGCAGCAGTCTCCAAAACTGCCTTATGAGGGTGCGATTCCCTCCATCCGTGCCAATTTCTTCTGTGTTTATGCAGACCGTTACATTCGCCGGCGCTAAGGTAAAGCTCCATGTTGCTAAGAAACTGGGCAATCACATATTTAAAAGGTTGCGTTCCTTTAGGGGGTTTAAGAGTGTAACGCATACAAGTGCATTCATCTTCTGGAAATGTTCTGGAAGACTTGTATGGCAGAAGGATCCAATTTTGAATAGCAGCTCGGAATGTAGAAGATTGTTTCCATCTTCGGTACGAGCACGGGGTCTAACCGTCAGCGGAAAAACATGGAAGTAACGAAAAGCCTCTAGGTTCATAACAGTACGTTTATTGGGAAACATTAAACGTGTTGGAGCTTATGCGTAAATAAGAAACTCGCTGAAGTGTGGTCATATAAAGCAAAGCTACATCTATTCAAATAATTTAACATACACAGTAGTCCTCTTGATTTACATCAATGGCAATAATGGCTGTGTGAAACTTTAGGGGTGGTAGCTCAGCTGGTTTAGAGCGTCTGCCTGTCACGCAGAAGGTCGCGGGTTCGAGTCCCGTCCATCCCGCCATTTTACATATAAATAGATATGTACGGTTAACCTCAACTCAATAAACATATGTTCTCATTACTCCTCGCACTCATTGTCGGTTTCGTTGCTGGTCTTCTTGTTGCTCGCAAAAACAAAGCAAAGGTTGATGCTGCAGTTGAAGTCGTTCAGTCTAAACTGAAGAAGTAATTTCTCGGGGTGTAGCTCAGCTTGGTAGAGCGTCTGGTTTGGGACCAGAAGGTCGTAGGTTCGAATCCTATCGCCCCGACCAATTATCAAATCGTAAATACATTATGGCAAACAATACGGATAGATATTCACAGAACGCAGCAGGGAAGTTTTATGTCGACACTCAGTGTATCGACTGCGACCTTTGCCGTGAAACTGCTCCAGACTTCTTTACTCGTGAAGAAGATGGCGGCTTTTCATATGTACATACTCAACCCACAACACAAGCAGGCATTGACATGTGTATGGAAGCCCTCGAGGGCTGTCCCGTAAGTGCCATTGGCAACGACGGATAATTTTTGGCATATAGCTCAATGGCAGAGCATCGCACTGTTAATGCGAGGGTTGTAGGTTCGAGTCCTACTTTGCCAGCCATTTTAAGGACTTGTAGCTTAGTGTCCTAAAGCAAGGGACTCATAATCCCTAGATCGTGGGTTAAAATCCCACCGGGTCCACCATTTTCCCTGATTGTGTAATGGTAGCACAGATGACTTTGACTCATCTAGTCTAGGTTCGAAACCTGGTCGGGGAGCCAATTTTGCCGCTATCGTCTAACGGTTAGGACACTTGGTTTTCATCCAAGTAATCGGGGTTCGATTCCCCGTAGTGGTACCATTTATGTTATGCCCTCGTGGTGGAATTGGTAGACACAACACACTTAAAATGTGTTCAACTGTGGGTTCGACTCCCACCGTGGGTACCATTCATATAAATAGATTACACCTTAATCCTAAAATTCAATGATTTCAACAATTCTCAATCTTCAGGGAACAGACGCTGCAGTTTCAACAGCATCAACTATCGGATCCGCCTCACTCGTACGCGTTTATAATAACAACGGCACAGCGGTACTTCTTACGGTTACGACTGCAGACGCCGCCACGACCACAGTGACGATTGCTCCGGGTGAAGTTCTCTATCTCGAAAAGTCACCCCTTTCTACAATTACCGCTGCGACATCTTGCCGCATGGTATCTGTGGGCTACTAAGGCTTAAAGTTCGCCACGGCGAATAAGAATTTTCTTATTTGCTGCATGGGCTTCTTGGACGAGTTCTTTATTCTCGCCAAGATATTTTACCGCGTAATTGTTCTCGATGAGCCACTCGTTAACATTTGTTCCATCTTCCAGGATGAAGATACCGAGAATACGGCCAAACTTATCGTCATTTGCTCCGGGTTTCTGAGTATTGATCTTTTGATAGGAACCCGCTGGAAGTTTTTCAGCAAGTTTCTTCTTTGATAAGAGGCCTCGAGCCTTTTCTTCTTTATCAGCAGTACGGGACTCAGGAGTGTCTACTCCAACCATTCTGACTCGTTGGCCAGCAAGAACGATATTGAATCCGAGGTCGAGGTCGATCTCAACAGTATCGCCGTCAATCACTTTATTAATTTTGCAAGAATATTGGTACATAGGAATGTATTTATACTCCACGCGGAAATAGCTCAATGGTAGAGCACTTCGTTGCCAACGAAGATGTTGAGAGTTCGAGTCTCTTTTTCCGCTCCATTCTGCCTCGATCGTTCAACGGATAGGACAGAAATCTTCATTGTTATAAATAAACATATAAGCGTCTATGGTGAAACGGCTATCATAAGAGTCTTCTAAGCTCCTGTTCCAAGTTCGAGTCTTGGTAGACGCACCAAATTCTATAAAATATGTTTAAATGTAAATACTGTAAAAAGGATTTTGAAGGTCTATCAACTGCTAATAAAGCAAATCATAGTAGGTGGTGTAAAGAAAACCCAAAACGATCTTCGTATCAAATGAGTAACAACTGCACTCAAATGTGCACTCCTGAAGCTAAAGCAAAGCGTATTGCTGGAATTAAAAAAGCTCATGCTGATGGGAAATATGATAATGTCGATTATTCAAGTCCAAATTTAGGAAAAACTCATAGCCCTGAAAGTAAGGCATTAATGAGTCAAAAAGCACTAGCATCAAAACATAGACGTTTAGTTAGATCTATAAGAAAATATACAAAGAAAGATGGAACTATTGTCACTTTAGATTCATCCTGGGAAGAAATTCTAGCAATGCGGTTGGATGAAATAGGAATCAATTGGATTCGTCCCAAAGTTCCTATTTCATATGTAATGATTGATGGTAGAACTCATAATTATTTTCCTGATTTTTATCTGCCGGATCATGACATATATCTCGATCCTAAAAATCCGCACGCGGCGAATGTTCAAAAAACAAAATTAGATGTTATTAAAAAACTTATGCCCAATTTAAAGATAATTTTATCATTAGATGAATGTAAAACATATATGCCATAATCACATTTTGTTGTTTACTTTTGATGTGACATGTGTATGATTGTACCATAGTCAATTTCGTTCTTTTAAATACTTTCCAAGGTTTGATCACCTTGGACTCTCATGCGGCAACTGGTTTCACGAACCTATTGTCACCACGGTCTGCAACAGTTGTAAAATCTCGATAATAGTGGAATAGGCACTGGTCGGGACTGTATGCTGACGTTGCCGTAACATGAGAGAAATTTTTGTGGCGGAAGAAAGCCTTTCTAATGGGGCTAACGCATGGGTGGTGTGAAGAACATCACTCAGTTCTACAATGTGTAAGTAAGTAAGGTACTACGCTGAAAACTTGGGTCGGCCAACCTAAGCAACCAGAGGTATAGTCTTGTAAGCCTGAAATACAATGACAAGCGGACTATTAAGGTGCGACGGCACCATATGACTGAATAACTGAAAACACAATTGTTAGATGGAGGTAATCATTAACCCTCCCAAATTCATTTTATTGCCGGGTAGAGTAACGGTAACTCGTCGCGCTCATAACGCGGAGCTGATGGTTCAATTCCATCCCCAGCATCCAATTTTGTTTAACTGTATCCTTTTTCAAAAAGGGATTTGGGCTACGCGGTGAACGTGGACGGATTAAACAATTGAATTTCGTTCTTTTAAATTTATGGGCCTGTACTGGATTCGACTCAGTAATAGACTTATAGTAAGCAAGCAAGGTTCTCCGGACACCTTTTAAAAACTGGTAAAAAGTTAAACGGCATTAATAAAGCCCTCAGCAACTTCTTCGGTTTCGCCGAAGAAATGCCACTCGCAGCCTAAAAACTGTGATCGAGTAGATAACACGGATTCTCGCTAAGTGTTACACTCGTCATAAAAGCGAGACCATCTTGAAGTGGTGTACAAGATGCGTATCCTCACTAAAACAATCATGATACAGTATTACGGTATCATGGGGACTGTTAAGTAATACTAAG